AGATGCCGCCAACACGTTTCGCAATTTCGTACAGAGTTTTCAGCGTATCGCGTGCGATACCCCACGCGCTCGAAAAGTCCATGGCCCGAACGGTGGCGACCGTTGCTGCTGCTGTAATGGCCGTGATGACAGCAACGACAGTTCCAGCCGCCAAAATAAACGGCGTCAGTGGCCCGAGGATAATTCCCCAGGCCGTGCCAATGACTCCGCTGGCTGCCGTGAATGCCGTGGCCATGATTCCGGCAGATGCTGACACTCCAGCAACGCCGGCCGATGCGACTGCTGCAGATCCGGACAGCGTGATGAGCCCGCCAGATGCTCCGACTGAAGACGTGATCAACCCAAGATTCCCGCCAGTGGCGGCTGTCATGGCTCCGGTGGCTGCGATCAGGGCTGTGGTGGTGGCACCGGAGGCGATTCCAAGAACTGCGGTTGCGTTTGCTGCTGTGATCAATCCTGCGGTGTAAGGAACGAGCGTGATGATCGAAGCCGATTCAGCCGCCGCCAAAGCCGTGACAGCGACAGCACTGGCAGTTGCAGACGCCGCAAATGCTCCCTGCATGAGCGTTGCGAGTCCGACTGTTGCTGCGCGAAACAAACGAACGGCACCGAGTGCGATCGAGACCGCCCCTTTGATAATACTGATGCCTGAAATCAGAATACCGAAGCCGATGGCCGCAACTTTGGCAGCGATGCCGAGTCCGATCATTGTGGACCCAAGCGCGGCAACGGCAATTGTCACTGCTGCCAGCGTAGTGACTGTATCCTCATTCAATGCCACCCACTCTGTGGCTCGCCCGATCAGAGCCGTCATTGTGTCAGTAACTCGTTGAATGCTTCCAGACAACGCTTTCCCAAGTGCGATCTGAAGCCCTTCAACCGCTGACCACATGATTCTTAACGCACCGCCCAAACCTGCGTCCATATCGCGTGCTGTGCGATCAGCCACACCGCTAACGTTTCGCAGTTCGTTAGCAAGATCTGCTGTACTTCCAGCCGTTCTGGACAGCACAGACGCCGACGTGATGCCAAGCAATCCAAATGCCTCATTCAGCTTCGCGATCTTTTCCGCAGTTGGCAGGTTCTCAATCGACTTGCCGATGTCGTCCATGATTCTGACGAGCGGCCTGAGATTGACAGCCATGTCGACATTGTTAATGTCGAAGATCTTTTTCAGGTCTTCGCCGGTCGCTGCTGAGATTACTCCAAGGCGTCGCAATGCGGTGCCGGCTTCACTGCCCTGAATGCCGACGTTACCGAGCGTTCCAAGAATCGCCGCTGTATCCTCAAGACTCAGCCCGAGTTCAGCAGCGACTGGCCCTGCGTACTTCAGAGATTCACCGAGCGATTGTACGCTGTTGAATGTCGCATTTGCCGCATGGGTCAAAACGTCAGCAACGCGTGCTGCGTCTCCTGCCTGCAGAGAGAATTGGCGAATCGTCGCGGCTATGATTCCAGAGGCTAACGTTGCATCTGTTCCCGTTGCCCTGGCCAAGTTCATGACGGCCGCAGTCATTGCATTGACCTGATCTGGCTTGAAGCCAGCGCGGCCAAGTTCACCCATCAGTTGAGCGACCTGAATTGCCGTGAATGAAGTTGTGGCCCCGAGCTTTTTAGCCACATCGGTCATTGACTTCAGCTCGGCGTCTGTTGCCTGCGAAACCGCTCTAACCGCTCGCATGGCATCATCGAAATCGGCGAACGTTTTCGTGGCAAATGCGACTGGGGCAGCAATGGCAGCAGTTGCAGCAACGACCTGAGCCCCCATTCGGATCATGTCCGAGCCGAACTTATTAACGTCTGCCCTGGCTGCTTGCAGGCCGCGAGTTAAGGCGTCTCGCTTCGCGTATAGGCTAACGTAAGCGCGGCCAGCCATAACGTCCGCTTTTGACATCGCTCACACCGCCTTTTCGCCTTGGAACTTCGGAAGCCCGGGGTTCTCTTCCTTTAACTTCTCAATCGCTTCGTCAATTCTCGCCTGCACTTCAGGAGCAACCTGGACAGGTCCACCGCGTCCGGTTCCACTCATTTCGCCGTAGATGAGATAGGCTTCCCAGTCGATCTCAGAAAGGCCCCAAACCAAGTTGGCAAGCTCAAGGTTCTGCCGTCTTCCGCTGCTGATCTTTCCGTTGGCCATCATCCAGAGTTGTCGGAGCGTCCAGCCTTTCGGAGGCACACCACAGATTCCTGCGAAGTGATAACCGGCTTCGATTGCGTCCATGCCGTCAATGACAAAGACGCAATCTCGACTTCCGTAGACTATGTGCCAGCTGGCGAATCGATCAGCTTCTTGAACTCCGCCGTGAATGTCCTGTCGACTTTCCCCCTGAGAGCCTCCATAGTCTTCTCGTCCGTCAGAACTGACTGCACTTTCGCGATAGTCAATTCGTCCGTCTTGCTTTCCATGCTGTTGAATCCGGCCAGCATCTCGCGTACGTGCGAATGCCGACCACTCGGGAAAAAATCAACAATCGCTTCCTCGATCGCCCTCAACTGTTGGTCCGGAGGAAACGGCAGGTTCTCCATGAACTGCTCCCGAGTCAGCCCCTTCTGCTCGATCTGCTTCCGGCAAATCGTCAGCATGATCGCCACAAGGATCGACGGATAATTCTCGTCGTTCCTCACTGGCAACAATGGATCCACCTTGAGATTCGTGAGACTGATCCCGTGGTCCCGCTTGATCTCGTCCGCGATAACTGGATCGAGACTTACTGTCCACTCCTGCCCGGCCTTGTCTTTGAAACTCGCCATTCTTCACCTTTTGAAAAGGCAGCGATTTGGCAACGTGCCGGCCTCGCTGCGTCAATGATCCGGATTCGTCAGTAAACCCAAGTGCCTTAAACGTTCTACCTGCCGCATCAACCTGCTTTTCGGAAACTCCGACAGGTTCCGCGCCGTGGAAGATCGCCGCCAACACTCGCTTATCATCATCGTTCAGCCGCATGACTTACTCCGACTATGGTGAAGCGTCCTGAACGCCGACGATTTTGAGCGTCCATGTCTCGCTCGTTGACGTGCTGGCCTGGCTTGCCTTGAGGTTTGTGATAGGGTCGCCAGTGAATGGGTTAGCCGAACCGCCTTCGATGTCCCAAACTTGTGGGACGTTTGCCACAAGATCGATTTCAGCGATGACGTCAGCGGCCGAGTCCAGAAACTGAACGTTGGCTGCTGTTCGCAATGTTTTGTCAACAGTTTCCAAAACAACCGCCAGGATATCTGCATTGTCGCCATCAATCGACAGGTTGATGGCCTTTTGGACGCACGCAGTGATAGCGGTTGTTGCCGTTGGCAGGTTGTCACCAATTCCGCCGTCGATCGGAACCGACGTTCCTGAAACCGTGCCGACAGTAACGGTGCGCTGAACACCGCCGCTCCAGAACACATCAATGATTTGTCCGTCAGTAATGCCATGACCAGAACCGAGTGTAAGTGTCCCTGTGTTATTGTCGGTTCGGGTTGAAAGCGTCCCAGCCTTCGCTGTGTTCAGCGTGTCTTCCAGCGCGATTGTGCCGCTATTGGTGCGGGTGACTGGCATCGTCTGAATCGTGATGCCTCCCCCGCTGATTGATTGTGCATGTGTGACCGTTGCCATATTGGCTCTCCGAAGAGTGTGAATGAATCAGAAATACTGCGTTGAGATTAAGCGTTCAGAACTGGCGTGCGAAGACTGGCCGAAACCTGCTCAACGCTGACATCCATAGTCGCTTCGCCCTTCAGCGGAGAACCCTGAGTTGTGCTGATGATGCAATCGCAATCGAAACCGAGCTTGCCGGTAGATCGGATGTACTTCAGTGCGATCGGGGCACCGGTTGCTGCAGCGGCCTGCAAGGCAACGACTGCAGAGTCATCGTCGGCCACGATCATATTGAACGTGATCTTCGGGCTGAGTGCCGTTGCTTCACCGGTGTTAATCGGCACTGAAGAACCGTCGCCGGCCGATGTAGTCGATCCTGTCTCAACGCCGATTTCATAGCTCACATCGACGCGAGCACTGATTCGCGTTGCTGCTGTCGATCCTGCGGTTCCGTAAAACAGGCCGCCCTGATAACCCATCGTCTTCGCCATGATCTGAACTCCTGTTTCTATTCACCTATTGAACCGCGGAATGACTCCGCAAAACGATCTGTATTGGCCAGAAGTCCCGGGCCTGATGTTGGCCGAGCTTCGTATGTGTTTTCTTTTCGCCGTCCACCAAACTCATGTGCTTCCATCGCATCCCCGACGAACGAATACCGAGGCCCGATGACTGCGTTGTCCTTTTCGACAGCCGCGAAGATTGAGTTCTTGACGTTTCCTCGCTTACCTCGCGTGGATACTGGTTCCCCAGGTTCCGAAGCCTCTGGCGATTTCTTGATTGATTCCCTGATGTACTTCCGAATTGAGAACGCTGCATGCCGAATGCTGCTGTAGATGCCTCGATCCGCGGCCTTCTCCACTGGCTTCGTGTCAACTTCTGACTTGAAGGTGAATCCGAGCATCAATTCGCCTTCGAAACGTTGTAACGAACTCGCACAACACCAAGAAAAACACCTTGTCGCAACCGAGCATAATCGCAATACGTTCTCACGGTC